GAAACCATGCCCACTAATCCACAGACCCGTACCACCCTGTTGATAACCTCACTGCCGGGAAAAAGGTGACTCTATCAACAGGTAGGTGGCGATCTGTTGATGGGGAAACAAGGAAAAGTTATCCACAAGGTGACACCATCCTGTTAGTTGATACAGACGGCAGTAGTTATGAACAGAATGAGCAAACTGTTGGGAACTATCACAGACGGCAAAGGACTAACAGGACTGCTCAAACTGTGGATAACTAGCAAAAGGTGACGCGACCGATTATAAGTCTCTCCCCATGCATGTATATGGGGGTACCAATGAATGCTCGCGTCATCTTCTGTGGGCGCTTGCCTTCTATCACAGACGGCACCTTCTATCACAGACACGTCCTGACTGTTGTAGACGGGACGGGACTGCACCAGAACCCAACAGACGGCACCTTCTAACCCCGTCTACATATAGTCCCCACCGTCCACATATAGTCCCCACCGACTATCATAGACGGTAGCGGACTATGATAGTCCCCAACAGACGGCACCTTCTATCACAGAACCCACCCGACTATCACAGACGGCACCTTCTATCACAGGCGCTGACAGACGGCACGCTGCAAAAGGTGACGCTGATGCAAAAGATGCACAGCAAAAGATGATGCATCAAAAGTGCAACAGCTCAAAAAGATGATGCTGTATCAAAAGTGCAACACAAAAAGATGTAGCGGCTGCAAAAGATGAAGGTATCAGCGGGAGACCGTGTGCGTATCATCATGATACGTCCCCCCCAGCCCGCGAGTAAAAACGGGCGCTCCCAGGAGGTACTACTACCTTCCCTGAATTTCGGGCTAAAATTTCTTTCATCTTTTTTCGATCTTTCCCCACGCACCTGTATCCTCCCTGAATTTCGGGCTAAAATTTCTTTCATCTTTTTTGTCATCTTTTTGCTGAGTTCTTTATTCCCCCCACACCCTCCATACAGGGTGGAATCATTGAAATGGTGGGGTAAGATGACCCGATCTTTGTTTTTAGTGAATAAGTGAGGAAAGGGATGAGATGACTCTATTTTTGATGTGTTTATTGGGACTCTCTCCATGGGGTGGAATTCATGTTTTTGTTGGAAAGTTTCATTTGTTTACTAAGATTACTAAGGTACTTTTCCTGTTGCTGCTGTTTTGTTTTTCTTTCTTTGGAAAAATTTTCTACTATTTTTTCTTTTCATCTTTTTTTGAATTTTGTTTCTTGGTTTTATGAAAGTGTGAGAACTTTCGTTTCGTGAGGTGACCTGTTATGTTGAAAAGACGAAACGGTGGTGGTTCTGGAAAGGTGACCGATCTTCGAACGATTTTGGGGAAGAAGAAAGAGTCATCTGCCGAGCAACCGAAACCCGATCCTTTTGAGGGGTTTCGGATTTACGAACCAGGGTCAACGAGTCGGAAAAAGTTGACCGTCGGGCAGGTTGCCACCGCCATCATTGCGAATGAAGGGTACATGATGAAGACGGCGGCGTCTTTGCGGGTTTCCCACAAGACACTGCTGCAGTACATGAAGGACCACCCGACTCTTCGGGAGTTGGTGAATGACGTCACGGAGTTGACCCTTGACTTTGCAGAGGCAAAGTTGAAGGAGTTGATGGCAGCAAGGAACTTGAACGCCATCATGTTTCATTTGAAGTGCAAGGGTCGTCACCGTGGGTGGGTGGAGAACGTTGTCGAGCCACCGAAGGAGCGCAAGCCCATCATGTTCACGATGGAAGAGGTGGCCCCATTGACGGAGGAGAATGGAAACGGAAACGACAACCGCGTTGATTTCCCAACAGGGAGCGAGTCTGCCGGCCCTGCCCCCGCAGAGCCCACAGCAGCAGTCCAGGAAGCCAGCGCCAAAGAAGGTTAACGACGAGGATTACGATAAGCGGAAGTTGCAAGTGACGCGTGTTTATACTCGCACCCGTGCTTGCACTACCCAGCTTATCGTATCTCGTGGGGGAGCCCGATCCTCAAAGTCCTATAGCATCGCTCAGTTGTTGCTGCAGCGATTCTTCACGATGCCCCGCCGTCAGATCCTGATCCTCAGGAAGACATTGCCCTCACTCCGTATCTCCACGAAGATGTTGGTGGAGGGCTTGATCGATCAATGGGGTCTGAAGGATGAGATCGTAGAAGAAAAAGTCAATATGAACATCTGGTACAACGGGGCGTTGATACACTTTGGCTCCGTTGACGACCCGGAGAAGATCAAGTCCACAGAGTGGAATGACATCTGGATGGAGGAGGCGACGGAGTTCACCTATGATGACTTCGCCAACCTCAAACTCCGCTTGTCGGCCCCCGCAGTGGGATACACGCAGCGCAACCAGTTGATTCTTTCCTTCAACCCCATCGATGAAAACCATTGGATCAAGACAAAGTTAGTTGACCCGGGACGAGAAGACCTCACCGAGATCCATTCTACTTACCTTGAGAACCCGTTCCTGCCTAGTGATTACCTGAAGTTGATGAGGGACCTCATCAATCAGGATATGAACTATTACAGGATCTTCGCTCTGGGTCTTTGGGGCAAGCTGGACAATCTGATCTACAGTAACTGGGAGACCGTTCCTGAGGGGAAGGACACCCGAGAGCAGTTTTACGGGCTGGACTTCGGGTTCAACGTCCCCTCTGCTTTGGTGCACATAGCGGTGGATGGGTGGAAGGCGTATGTTACTCAAAAGTTGTACGCTACGGGACTGACCAACACTCAGATCATTGAGCGTTTGAATGATGTTATCCCCCCTGACCGTAGGGACAAGGACGTCATCTACGCGGACGCGCAGGAGCCCAACCGAATCGCAGAGATCAACGCTGCCGGGTTCCGCTGTGTGGCGGCAAACAAGATGGTGTCAACTGGCATCGACACCGTGAAGCGTTTTCAGTTGAAGATGGTGGACAACGAGATCACCCCTTGCACGGATGGATTAAAAGAAATTCGTGGTTATTCTTATAAGACCGATCGTGATGGTCGTACGTACGACGAACCAATCAAATTCAACGATCACTTCATGGACGCGCTTCGTTATGGATTGCATACCCGTTTCGCGGACAGGATCGGGAAGCGCGCTCGTGTTCGTGTAACCTATGCTTAATGCAGAATTTCTTATGTTCAGAAGGAAACACCTTTCTTTTATTTCAATGAGCAGTCGTAAAGATGATGGGTGCCATCTATGAGTAATGATCGGGGACTCGGGGTCATAGCAGGCTTCTTCGAGAAGCTCACACAAGGGCTATCCTTGTCACCCACAGAACGAGGAGCTGTCGGGCCCCTCCGGGACGATCATCGGATTTACAAGTCCCTCCGACAGATACTTGCTGAGGCACAATCGGGAGTCCATCTTCCATACAAGCAAAGCCTCTGGGTCTACGCGGCAATCAACGCAATAGCAGACAACTTAGCTCGAGTCCCCTTTCGTTTGAAAAAGGAGGGTGATGAGGGCCCCGTCAACGTTGAAGACGGCGATCTTTACACCCTTTTTCAAAATCCCAATCCATACATGACAGGAACAGACCTTTTCCGCGCTACAATGACCTTTTTAGGTCTTCGTGGTGAGTGCATCTGGATCCTTGATGGAAGGGAAGATGTTACCAAAATACCCCAAGAGATTTGGGTGTTTGATCCATTGCGTTTTGAGCCAGCGTGGGATGAAGGCAAAAAGCTGCACGTTGGCTGGCATTACAAGCGCGGGAATCAGATTGTAGCATCATTTTCCAACTGGGAAGTGGTGTTTTTCCGTTATTTCAATCCCTATGACGACATCCGGGGTATGGCCCCCATCGACGCTGCTCAAGCAAGTATCAATCAAGACAACTTCGCGCAGCGGTACAACACAGCATTCTTCAAAAACGGCGCCAAGGTCGGTGGTTACATATCGATCGATGGTGAGCTTTCAGAGGATGCCTACGATCGTTTGGTGAAGCAGTTCGATGAGAAACACAAGGGGCCTGACAAAGCCCACAAGGTGGCTGTCATTGAAGGTGGTGGGCAATTCTACGAGGCCAAAGTTTCCCAGAAAGACATGGAGTTCATCGCCGGCAAGAAGATGACCATGACGGAGATTCTTGCTGCGTTCAAGGTGAACGAAGTTGTTCTGGGTATCTACGACAAGATCAAGTCTCAGGAAGGCATCAAGTACGCACACAAAGCATTTTGGGAAGAGTGCTTGCTTCCCAAGGTCACCTGGATCGAGGAAGTTCTTTGGTCAAAGCTTTTCTCCAAGATCGGCCAGCGTCGTGGTAAGGGTCGGATTTGGGGAGAGTTTGATCTTGCCACCGTTGGTGTTCTTCAGCCCAATTACTCTGACAAGGTTGAAACGGCCACCAAGTTGTTCCACATGGGTTGGCCTATCAATATGATTAATCGGCGTCTGGATCTGGGATTTCAGGATGTCAACTGGGGCAATGAGTGGTGGGTCCCTGGTGGTTTCCTCCCAGTGACTGCCCTTTTACAGTTTTCCTCTTTGGCGAATGGTGGTAAGGCTGTGCCACTCCCCGCGAAGGACGACAAGAAGGACGACAAGAAGGACGACAAGAAGGACGACAAGAAGGGGCTTCTTGAAATTACGAACGAGAGAATGTCACTTCCACCGGTGGAGAAGGAGGTGCCATTTGCCCTTGAAGGGTACGACGTGAGCTGCAATGTTCTTTCCAAAGATTTTCGCAGCAAGGTCCGTAAGTTCTTCTTCGAACAAAGGAAGGTTGCTTTGGCCGCTGCCTACGGTGGAAAACCCGTTCAGGCTCCCGCAAAGAAACAAGTTGAAAAACTTGAAGACACTTTCAGAAAGCTTTACGGTGAGGCCTTGGTGAACGGCTATCGCACCTTCTGCGAGACCTCTGGACGGGAAATCTCTGTAGAGGACCTTCAGACGGTTCTCGTAAACTCCTCCTCTTACGTCGCCACCAAGGCCTCACTCATGTCAAAGCACTTTTCGGATTTGGCAAATAATTTGGTGGAATTACTGAACAACTACACCGAGCGGGAAGAGCCGTGCGGTGAGGCGCTTGGTTCAAAAATTCGTGAGATTTACAATCTTCTCTCCGAAAAATGCTACGTGTTGACAATGAAGGATGTCCCGTTGGTTTACGCGTATGGGAGGATGCTCGCTATGAACGAAGTGGGCAGTGACAAACATAAGACCTTCGTTGAACCCTTCATTTCCAATTTCAAGAACCCCTTGCTGGAGGAAAAACATGAGCAAAAAGGTAAAATTCTTCAGGGCGAAGGTGCGCTCCCTGGATGTTGAGAAGCACACTGCCGAGGTCGTAGTTTCGGATCAGACCGTTGACCGTTACAAGGAGATCGTGGCCGCTTCCGCCATGAAGAAGGCCAAGAAGGCGTTCATGGAGCACCCTGTTCTGCTTTCTTCCCATGCATATCGGGGACTGATGTCCCAGATCGGGAAGTGGTTGAGCATCAAGGTCGATCTCGAGACCGGCGAGTCCATCGCGAAGGGTCAGTGGTTTGTCGGTGAGGGCAACCCCGAGGCTGATTGGGGATGGAAGCTGGCTGAGAAAGGCATCGCTGCCTTCAGCATCGGTTTCATTCCAAAGCAGTTCAAAGAATTCACGGATGAGGAACGGGAAAAGAACGGCGGCGCCTACGGTATTTACGAGGACCTGGAACTTCTCGAGATCAGCCAGGTCCTTGTTCCGGCAAACCCATCGGCTCTTCAGAAGAGCTTCGACGAGGCTGAGGACCCCGTCGAGAAAGACTTCTACAAGGAGGTCTTGGGGATTGCCCAGCAGCATCAGAAGGACCTCGACGCGGCAAGTTCCGCTTTTCATGAGGAACTTCGTGAGAGAGAACTGAAAAAGGAGGGTAAAGAAATTCCCTCCGAACAATCTGACGAGGAGGTGACAGAGCCCATGCTGAAAGAAATCAAAGAGCTTCTCGTTGAACTGAAGCAGCTCGTGGAGGAACAGAAGAAGGGCACTGTCCTGGAAGCCGTTAAGGCGGAGCCCATCAACATCACCATCAATGCGGTGGACCCCGAGAAGCTTCTGCAGTATTTCAAGGAAAACAACCTGGCCATTGCCGAAGCCGTTCTGAAGGCAACTGAGCCTGAGAAGAAGAAGGAAGAACCCGCTCCCGACCCCGAGAAAAAGGATGCAGAGGAGGCCGACACGGCAACTCCACCGCTGTCCGAGGAGAAGGTCGAGCAGATCGAGAAATCCATCCGCGAGGCACTGAAGCCCGCTGACAACACTGCGGCACTGGCGTCAATCAAGGGACTGTTCGATGAAATCACCGAAGAGATGAGCAAAAAACTCTCCGTTCAGCCCAAGGGGCAATGAACAAAGGGGGTTCTCGCGTAGCGGCTAGAGTAAATCACATTTAACGACTGAAAAGTTGAACAAAAACACTCTGGAGGAATCAATATGGAAATGGAAAAGGTACTGGCGGAAATTCGCGGGGCCCTCAACGAGCAGAAGACTCTGCTCCTGGCGAAGGTGGACGAGAACATCGTCTCTCTGAGGGCGCAGTACGAGGCGCTCGACACCCGTCTGAAGGAGATGGAGAAGATCTCCCGTCCACGGCGTGTGGATCTTCCCGGTCTCGAGGACGAGAAGACCGCGTTCTCCTTCTTCAAGGCCATTCGGGCCATCAAGTCCGGCAACTGGGACGATGCCGGATTCGAGAAGGAGGTGTTCGACAACACGCGCAAGAAGGCGATGGCCGCGTTGTCCGGTACGGGCACGTACATCGTTCCCACCATCTACATCGCGGAACTGATCGAACTGTTCCGGGCTGAGTCGGTTCTCATCCGGTCGGGCGCCACGGTCCTCAGTGACCTTCAGGGCTCCCCGGTCAACATCCCGAAGCAGACGGCTGCTTCCACCGCCTACTGGGTGGGTGAGAACCAGGCCATCACGGAAAGCGAGCTGACCCTCGGTCAGATCAGTCTGACCCCGAAGAAGGTCGGCGCGCTCGTGAAGCTCTCCAACACGCTGCTCCGGCTCTCGAATCCGTCGGCCGAAGCCCTCGTGCGGAGGGACATCGCGCTCTCCCTGGCCCTCAAGATCGACCTCGCGGGCCTGCGCGGCACGGGTGGGGCCAACCAGCCCACGGGTGTTGCCCAGATCGGTGGTTCGTTGAACACGGTCACCATCGGCACGAACGGTGGCGATCTCACGTTCGATCACCTGATCGACATGGAGTACGAGCTGGCCTCGGACAACGCCCTTCGTGGGAACCTCGGCTTCGTCTTCCATCCGGCAATCCGCAGGAAGCTGCTCAAGCTGAAGGTCGCGCAGTATTCCGGTGACACCGCCGGCGCGTACATCATCAGTCCGATCTCGGAGCGGGTGCTCCAGGATTGGCTGGGGTACAAGTACGCGATGACCACGCAGGTGCCCATCAACCTGACCAAGAACGAAGGAACGGCTCTGACCGAAGTCTACTTCGGCAACTGGGCGGAGCTCATCATCGGCCAGTGGGGTGGCATGGAGATCATGGCCTCCCAGGAGACCTCGGATGCGTTCGAGAAGGACCAGACCTGGATCAGGATCCTGCAGGAAGTCGATGTCGGCGTCCGGCATGACCAGTCCTTCTGCCTCATCTCTGACGCGAAGGCGACCTGATAACGGTCAACGGTAGATCTCGAGGGGGTGGGTAACCAACCCCACCCCCATTCTTAAATCGCAAAATATCCGTAAGGAGGAAGCCATGATTAAAGATATTGGCCAGGAAATTCATGCAACCCCTGCGTTCTACCCGAGATTCGTTTCGGGTGAAGCGGAGGAGTTCGGGGAAGTGATCGACCGGAAGGGTTTCGAGGGGTGCGTGCTCCAGGTACAGGTGGGGGCTGCTTCCGGTAGCCCCACCAGGATCGGTGCCGGACTCGTCGTTTACACGTGCGCCACTTCCACGGGGGCGTTCGCTGCCATTTCGGGTGGCACAGGGTCTATCTCGGGCGAGCCCGCGTCCGTGAACAACACCGACACGGAGATCAATCTGAGCCTGCTGGCGGCCGAGAGGTACATCAAACTGGGCATCACGCCCCAGTTTATCGATGGCAGCACTCCGGCGTTCCCGATTTCCGCGGTGTGCATCCTGGGAGAGGCTCGGGCGGTACCGGTCTAACCGTTAACTGGTAAAAGGAGGCTGTTAGTATGAAGTACCGGGTACGTCAGGGGTACGCAATCAACCTGGAGGGTAAGAAGTACTACCCCGGTGGTTCGATTGTGGATCTAACGGAGGAACAAGCCCGCCGACATGGGCATCAGATCGAGAATGTTCCGGAGGAGCTCCCTCCTCCGGAACAATCGAAAGAAGATCCCCATGTGTCTTTCCCTGAAGGGTCGCCCAACAGAGCTCTCCTGAACGGGAAGTCAGCGGGTCTCAGGCGCAGAGGATGAGATAAATGAAGATCATTTCGTTGGAGACACTCAAGACATTCTTAGAGAAGTCTGATACGACTCACGATGTTCTTCTTGGAATGATTTTGGATCAAGTGTCTTCACGAATTGAGCGTTTTCTCAACAGAAATCTGTTAAAAACTGAACGAACTAAGTATTTCAATGCGGGTAGGCGGTTGTATTATCTGCCCGCCTACCCCATTGATTTAACTGAAACGTTGACGGTTTTATACGATGGTTCGGAACAAACAATAAACGACGATTTTTGGGTTTGGGAAGATCAGGGTCTTATCGAGTTTCAAACTTCTCTAACGTATAATGAGCCAAAGCAAGTTTCCATTACCTGGACGGGGGGATACGCTGAGACCGCCATATCTGAGGTTTTAGGAACAGACGATCTAAATTACCGCTGCATTCTGGGACATGTTGCACAGGTGGACACACGACCCATATCTGGACCAGATTATGACAAATATTGGGAAAAGGCCGGAACTTCCGGGGTCGTATGGGTTACTTCATCTTCTTACGTAGCGGAGTCGTCCTTGTCCGGTGTTCCTGACGACATCAGACTTGCAACGCTTTTGCAATGCGCGTTTATTTTCCGAAAAAGGGACGCCATCGGTGTTCGTGGGATAACCACTCCTGATGGTTCGATCACGTCAACACTTCCCTTGGATTTACTTCCGGAAGTGAAAACGTACCTTCGTGATCATCGAAGGTCACCCGCAGAGATATGAAACTTTTTACTGTAAAAGTCTCAACGCAAAATCTTCAATTGCTGAGCAAATTGCCAGCGTGGATTGATCGTACGCTCTTTTCGGAGGTTACAAAGCAATCGCGACGTCTAACGGACTTTGTTCGTAACGTCTACTTATCCGGGCCTATGGGTAGCACAAAGTTGGGTGTCCGCTCCGGGGAACTGCGAAAGGGCACTCGACCGCTGACCACCAAAAAGCAGGCTTCTTCCATCACTGGGGGTATGGTTATTGGGGAGAACACTCCAAAGTACACAACGGCTTGGGTCGGTCCCAGAGGGCAAGAAAGGATTATAACCCCTGTTCGCGGACAGGCACTTGCTATTCCCTTAACGGCAGCATTAACATCCAAGGGTTTACTTAAGGCGCAGTATGCAAAGGTCGGTAGTTTACGAGATGTTCCTGGACTTTTTCGTATAGGGGACACACTTTTTAAGCGTAGTGGCAAGGAGTTAGTCCCCCTTTTCGTTTTAAAACGACAAGTTACACAAAGAACGCGTGTTTGGCCAGAGTACATTGCAGCGCTACAGGGACCTTTTATTGTAAATGAAATTCGAACTGCGGTTCAGGAAGAAATAGATAGGAGAACTAGTGGGGCAAACTAAGCGTCAGCTCATCCTCGATTACATCAAGACACGGCTCTCGGGTCTGTCTGATTTTAACCATGTTGAGCTGAACCGAGTCACACCGGTAGATTTAGAAACTACTCCATATCCGTGCGTATTTGTTTATTCTGGAACGGAGCTTCGCCTTACTGATGATCGTGCTGTTATCGGGCAAGAGAACTGGCAATGGAACATTACGCTGGAGGTTTGGGCAAAGGACGATACGGATTTGGAGGACTTGTTAAGAGTCATTCATGAGGAGATGTATAACCATTACACGTTGGACGGAAATGCGGTTTATTCTGTGCGTATCGGGTCGGATATGTTTACGGTCGACCCGTCAAGGTACTTAAAGGGAATGACCGTTGACTATATGGTGATTTACAGACACGAAAAAGGAATTATGTAACTCGGATAGGAGGTGTTGCCCATGGCTCAGCAGCAAGGTTCAAACGTAAGCATTATCTATCAGGCGGAGCCAGCCTTCAAGACTACGCCCACTTCGGGGGAGGCACAAATTCTCCCGTTTGTGAGTGAGTCTTTCCGCCTCAATCGAAACCTCATTTCTTCCAACACGATTCGTTCCAGCAGGAACCCGCAGTCGCCGGTCCGGGGCAACATGGATGTCACTGGTGACCTGAACTTCGAGCTTGCCCCGCAGTACGGCAGGCTCTTCCGGCACATCTTCGGCTACTACGAGTCCGCGGCCAGTGGGGAGGCCTATCAGCACATCTTCAAGATCGGCCAGCTCCCAGAGGGTTTGTGTCTTGAGAAACGGTTTACGGATCTCGCCGTGGCCAAGTACTTCAAGTACAACGGCTGCAGGGTCAACAGTTTCAGGATGTCCGCGAAATCCGAGGGATTCGTCGATTGCACAGTCAGTCTTATGGGTGCGAAGGAGACCGTCGGCAATTCTTCGTTCAATGCGTCGGTCACCGACCTCGGACATACCCCGTTCGACGGGTTCGAGTGCACCCTGAAACAGGGCGGGGTATCTGTTGGTATCGCCACCCAGATCGACATCACCCTCGAGAATAACCTCGATGGGAATACGTACGTCATCGACGGCACTGGGGAGCGGTATTCCATGCCGGCAGGTCGTGCGAAGGTGTCTGGAACCCTCACCTGCCTGTTCGAGAGCACCACGATGTACGAGCTCGCCGTGGCGAACACGGAGACGTCGCTCGAACTGATCTTCACGAAAGGCACGGGCGCGGGAACCTCGGGGAATGAGCGACTCACGTTCTACCTCCCGGAGATCAAGTTCCAGCCGCAGGCCCCTGTTGTGGGCGGGCCGCAGGGCGTCGTCGTGGAGCTTCCCTTCGAGGCCTATTACAACGATGATGCACAGGCGTCGGCACTTCGGGCAGTGCTGGGTTCTTCCACGTCTGTTTACTAACCGTTTCTGTGTAAAAGGAGGCATGTCCGATGTCGGAACAAAATGCGGAAAGGAAGTACCAGATCGGTGGGAGAGCTTTCACCCAACGGCCTTTGGTGTGGGGACAGGTCAAGCAACTTAACGCGTTGATTAAGGATATGCAACTCCCTTCCTCCGGGGTCACGGTTCCTTTGCTCATTGACGTCCTCGGTGAGAAACTGCCCGTAGTGATCGCGGTGGTTCTCACCGAGGATGGGCAGTTGTTGAAAGATAAGGATGTTTCCTCTTTGGCGGCATTCCTTGAGTTCGAGATCACTTTCGAACAGTCGGTTCAAGTGGTGGAGGATTTTTTTACTATCAACCCCATTACTTCCGTCTTGGAGAAGTTCGGAACGGCACTGGATCATCTGAACAAGAGGACGAAAACAGCGATTTCAACATCGACTGGGTCGTTACCCTCCTCTGCCGTGGAGACATCACCAAGCGCGACGCAGTAATGTGGGGGTTTACACCAGATGAAAGTGAGCCATACATTGATTACTGTACCAAGGAGGTGGCTATAAGAGAGGCTATTCATAATCTTTTCAGTGGTCGTAAATCTTTAGGCAATACAAAACAACGGCCGCTTTCAGTCGAAGACAAGTATTGCGAGGTTTGCCGAGCCGCTGCAAAGAGATTCGGCAATAAAGTAGAGTGTTCTACATGCGATCGAAATATTCAGGTGATACGCGATGCCGAACGACGTGAAGATCCAGTTAGTCATCGAAGCTATTGAACAAAATTTCGATCGTGTAATCAATAAGATCAGAGAGCTCCAAAACACGATGCGGTCTGTTCAGCAGGCCGCCCCCGTTCGCGCCATCCAAGATCTTAGTCAACAAGTAAATATTCTTACACAGCGTTTAGATGCAGCTACCCGAGCAATGGACAACCAGACGCAGGCAATGCGTCGTGGCTCACTCGGTATGCTCGACATGCAGATGAACGTGCGCAGCTTCATTACCGACATAGGTCGGATGATACAACTTCAGGCACGTTGGTACGCTGCTCGCGCTTTGATTTTCGGGGGTTTTGCTGCTGGCCGTGAGGTCATTGAGTATGTTGCACAATTGGATCAAGCCCGTGCAGAGTTGCTTCGTTGGGAAGCCACCTCCGGTCAGGTTTCGGAGAAAACCAGGCAAAACACCGAGCGCATTATGCTCTCGATGCGCAGGACTCTTACCGAGTATCCCTTAACGCTTCAACAGATAAGTGAATCTACGCAGGCTTTTATTAGCGCTGGTGTTCCTTACAGCGTCGTGGCAGACATGGTCTCTGGTATAGCTCAGTTGAAATCCGCTTTTAAGGAGATCAACTTCAACGAGTTTGCCAAAGCCGTTACTGGTGCGTTCAACGTGTTCAAGGACCAGTTGGGTGAGGGGATAACCGACGCAGAAAAATTCCAGCTTATCTTTGACAAGATCCTTCGCGCACAGGCCATCGGTGTTATCCGTCCGGAAGAATTCACTAAAGTTTTACAGTACATGAGTGAGACTTCCAAACAGGCGGGCTTCACCCTGGACCAGCTTTTGGCAATGAGCGTTGCCATCACCAACACTGGAATCAACGCTGCCAGCGCAGGCCGTTTGATGTCCGGCTTGATGGTGAATCTTACCTCTTCCAAAGCCAACGAAAAACTGAAGCAGCTCAGCGACGAGATCGGTGGTGATCTTTACAAAGGACTGGACAAAGACAAGAACCTTGCCGAGCAGTTCGATAAAATCATTGAGAATCTCCGTTTTAATATCGGTGCTGGCGGTTCCATTCCTGCTGGGTGGATGTCCTTCCTTGAGGGACTAACTCGTGAAGAGCGTCGTCGTGTACTCGTTGCATTTTTGGATCAGTACAAAGAGTACTTGCGGCTCGTGAAGGATATCGCTGGTGCTGAGGGTGGCTTGACTAAAGCCGCTGACATTATGAAGATGACCATTCCCGCGCAATGGCAAATCTTTCAGAATATATTGAGGGAAATCGGTGCTAATGCGCTCGCGTCAGAGGGGGCACTGCGAACGTTCATGGGGGTTGTCAATGACATTGCCCGTGGGATGCTCGCGGCTGTTGACCAAACGGGTATTTGGGCGGATAAACTGGACAATCTGGGAACTGCGGGAAAAGTTACATACGCTCTAATCCAGGGAATACGAAATGCGTTTTCCGCACTTGGTGATATTGTATCTGTAGCATTAAAACCATTCGAACTTTTGTTGTCCCTATTGGGGAAAGTTGCTGAATGGCTTGGAATTGCAGGGAAACAAGCCGACGCACTTCGCGCTTATTTTTCAGCAATGACCGGGGCAGTTACAGGCGGTCTTGTCGGTGCTCTTTTAGGCGCCGCTGGGGCAGGCACAAAACTTGCTTTGGCATTTGGTGCGGTTCGGACAGCAATTATTTGGTTGGTAACTTGGGGTTTACCGATGCTTTGGAAAGCATTGGGACCCATTGGCCGCTTGTTGATGGTGGGTAACGCCATCTATAGCTTGTTCGAATCGTTGTCTGATTCGTATAAGGAAAGTCAGCCGGAATACCAATCTGATAAGAAAATCGAGGGTATGAAGCTCCAAGAATCTAAGGATCTTCGCACCCAACTAGCCGCAGAAAATGAGGCATTGGCAAAACTTACGGAGGAGAGGGATAAGATCCTTGCTTCCGGTGTTAAGGAGGAGGAGCATTTTGACGTCGTTACAGGCACGGTTTCGGGAAATTCTGTATCTCGTTTAGATCGTGAGATTGAAGCTAAGAAGAAGATCATAAACGCTTATTCGGCAGAGCTTAAGAATCGTGAAGAATTACAAAAAGCCGCGGAGAAAACAACGGGCCAGACCGCGCCAGACATAAAAGGGAAAAAGGGAGCGGGTGATACCGGGGCCGCACGAAGTCTAATCTCTGCTGAGAAAGCACTCGCCCAGGCAGAGCTTAACGAAATCAAGGCACTCGCCCAGGCAGAGCTTGACATCATTCAAAATCAGCATAAGTTAGGATTGAAGTCCCACGAGGAATATTACGCAGAAGTTTCTAACATAGCGTTGCAGGAGTTTGTTGCCGAGCAAAAAGTTTTGCAAGCGGAAAAAAGCGCATTGCAGAATGAGTACAAACTTCTTTACGCTGAGGCGGATACCCCAAAGAAAAAGGAAGCTGTAAAGAAAAAAGAACTCGCTGATCTTGAGGCTCTTCGTGTTAAAGAGGTACAACTGAATGTAAAACATCAGCAGACTCTCACGCGCATACTCGTTGAAGCTGAGCAACAGCGCAGGGAACTGTACAGGACGTTTGGCGAGTCTGTTCTTTCCATCATTGAAACACGCAATAAGAGATACGAAGAGTCCGTTCAGAATCGTATTCAGAATGAGAGGACACTCACTCAGTACCTGTACGAGAACAACGTCATTTCCGCTGAAGATTATTACGAATCAATGTACGAGATGATTCAGCGGGAACAAGATTCTAAAATCCGTAGTATTGATACGCAGTTTAAAAAGTATCAAGAATGGATGAAGAAGCAGGTTGATGCAGGTGTTCTCACTGGTGACAAACTTGAGCAGGCCAAGCTGCAAGAAGTTGTGAAGTTCGAACAAGCGGAGGCGCAAAAAGTAAAAATAGCTGAGGATGCTTCTTCACAACGGATTCAATTACAATTGAAAGAGCTGGACGATGTTAAACGTATCCTTGAGAAAGAGGATATGTTTGCCGTCATGCGTAAAGAGATGGGAGACATTGTTCGGGAGTGGACAAATGTTGCCGCCCACCTGCAGAAAATAACGAGGGATGCTGCTAATGGCATGGCTGATGCCATGAGTGATTCCTTCTTTAAAGTGTACAAAGGTGAAATTCGTAATTTAAAGTCGTTCGTTACAAACTTTCTCGACGGCATTGCCGATGCAATGGCTCGCAGTGTTTTCGATGTAATAGGAAAGTCTCTTACAGCGGAGATAATGCGACCATTCGCTGATATTTTCAAAGGTTCTGGTATAAAGATACCCGGTGTCACACCACCAGAAGAGCAAAAAACGGCCTTAATGCACGTTTGGGCTGACGTTGTTCAGCTCACTGGAGTATCCCCTTCGGGGACGCCAATTGACACAGGTTCTGAGGGTTGGGCTCCTGCAGGACATCCGCAGTCGCACACCCCTGTTTCAGCCCCCACGGACGTTGTTACTGAAGAAATGGAGGAGGGGGCTGAAGATGTCGATGCTTCGTTAGACGATCTTACTCAGACGGTTGATACCAACGCCACACAACTCGGGATTGTGCTGCAGACTGCCATTGGGAGAATGTTTCCTGTCATTGGTCTAATAAATAGTTTGATTGCTTCTCTCTCTGCGATGTCTGCGAGTAGTTCGGGGGGTGGTTTGTCTAGCCTGCTCGGTAAAATACCGGGATTGGGTGATATCTTTGGTGGTGGGGGTGGGGGCATTGAGTCGTTCGGTGAGAACGAGCTTTTGACGTGGGCTGCCACAGCGCACACAGGGAGGAAGGCCTATGGTGAGTTCCCTAAGTATCGAATGGTGCCCTCCGGTGTTTTCGCAGGAGCACCGCGATACCACTCTGGAAACCTAGCTTCTAACGAGAGAGCGGTTATAATCACAGATGATGAGCATGTGGTTCCTGACAATAAAGTTTCTCGTTCTTCTTCGGATACACAGCAGCAGGTGCAGCCAGTAATTGTCCAGTTTAACGTTTCTACATTGGATTCAGCTTCCTTTGGGGCATACGTGCAACAAAATAGAAAATTAATTGCCAACGCGGTACTTTCCGCACAGGGTGATAATCACAGGGCGCGACGAGGCAGGTAATTAAAATGGCAACATTTCCCACGACTGTTCTTCTCTCGTATCCTGTAATAAAGACCCCCATTTTTGAAACGCAGATTATTTCGTTTGGGGGTGGGGTGGAGCAGCGCATAAAATTATCTCCCACCCCGACGTATAAGTTCAAGTGCACTTTGGAAAACAAAGAAACAGCGGACGCCGAAACCATCTCATTATTTTTTGAGGCACGTGGGGGCTCTTACGAGTCTTTCTATTTTCGAAACCCAGAGGAGTGTTACGGCGATCGTGCTTGGCAAGCGGGAACTGCTTACATTGTCGGTCAGATAGTGCGTCCATCCACAGCAAATGGGCGGTCCTATAAGTGCACAACTGCTGGAACCACGGGTGTTAGTGAGCCCACTTGGCCCACAACGGAAAATGGAACGGTTAGTGACGGCGAGGTCGTTTGGACAGAAAATTCTTACACCGTCCGTTTCATGGAAGATGAAATAAACGCTGAATATTTCAATTACTATTTGTTTACTTTCGGTGCTTTCGAACTGATCGAGGGATAAGATGGTTGACATTAGTTTTCTGGCAAAAAACTTAACATTGGCGGAAATTTGTCGTATTGACTTGAAAGACAATGAAAATTCCACATTGCTTCTCACCAAGCATAAGCAGAACATTGTGTACGGTGGTTATACGTTTACATCTATACCCATGCAACGCGGCCCTGTGCAATACCATGCTAATTTGGAAGTGGATAAGATGGATCTAACCATAGGTATTGTTGGTATTCAAATAGGGTCTGAGAATTTGAGCATCCCTTCGTGCATACGACGTGATTTTTTTCGCAACGCCCGTGTGCGAATGTGGGTTATCGACTATTCTGATCCCAGTATAGTAGGCAGGATGTTCTGGGATGGCTACGTGACAGGGGAGATCGGTTACGCTAAGGGGGCGCTAACATTATCAGTCGGATCCATTCTTGACTGCTTGGGTGACAAGTTTCCAAAATTAATCTACTCCGAGTTTTGTCAGCATTCACACTACTCTACAGCCGCTCCAGGAGCATTCCACACCCTTTGTGAGCTTAACGAAGATGACTGGAAGGAAGTGGATGGGATTGATGACGGATCGACAACGGTGAATATTATTGCCCCCATGTTTGCTTTTTCTAATCATTCCCAGGGTTACTGGGAACGTGGGAAACTTTATTGGAATGGCGTTCGTCGGTCTATCAGTTATCATGGAAATGGCTTCGTTCAGCTTCTCACCCCTTTACCCAGTGTTCCCACTGTGGATGATGTTGTTATTGCTTCACCTGGTTGCAATAGGACTTCTACAGCGTGTCGTGATCGTTTTAATAACACGACGCATTTTTTCGGATTTGAGTACATTCCGAAGCCAGAAATTTTGTACGCTTCCTTGACTCAGTGAGGTTTTTATGTGGCAGGACGATGTTGTAGATTGTGCCAGAACGTGGTTTGGTACAAAATACTTTTTTGGTCAATTAGTGAAAGGTGTTGGTGCTGACTGCGGCACTTTTATTATAGGTGTATTCCGTGAAGTGGGGTTATGGCCAAAAACGCTCGAACTTACACGAAAGTATAATCGTCAGGCTTCCCAGAACGTCATTGAGAGCATTTTCAACAAAGAGCTTATTGCCACGGGGCTATTTGAAAAAGTTTGGAGCACCATGAAAGATGGGTACCCTCCGAAAATGGAGAAGGGTGACCTGCTTGTTTTTAAGAACCCGTCACGTGGTGACGGACATATTGCTATCTACACAGGTGAGGGGACGATCATCCATTGTACGGAGCGTGGCGGGGTGGAGGAAATAAAAGTCTCCAAGCAAAATGTGAGTTCTGTGTGGCGGTATAAGGGATAATGGGCATTTTTAGTAGCATCTTCCGAATTGTACTTCCGATCGTGGCCGCTGTTATCGGGTTCGTGATAACAGGGGGAAATCCTATGGGTGCCGTATACGGGTACGGCATAGGATCAATGATTGCCGGAGCTTTGTTCCCACCCGAAGCAGAGAATAAACAAAGTTCTGGTCCAGGTCAACTTCAGCTTTCTACTTCCAATTACGGTGGTGCTATACCTGTAGTATATGGTGCACGTAGAGTCGCTGGTAACCTCATCTGGGCGGGAAACCTTGTGACGGTTGCTGTGGAGCACGACGCGGGTGGTGGCGGCTGTATGGGGGGCGACGCCACGTATACTACATATGAATACTATATATCCTTCGCCATGGCGATTTGTGTTGGTCGTGGGAAGCAAGAGGTGCGTAGAATTTTTAAAAATAAAGATGAGTATGTTTACAACCGAAGAGATGGACGGGCGTATTCCATTACTAATACGCAATCGTTGATACAACAATATGGATGTGCAATGGCTGGTGCAGTCATCAATGGGCAAATTGTTACAGGCCAATTGGGCACTGGATCGTTTGCAATGACAATGTACGATGGCACGCAGACAACTGCAGATCCAACTATGGCTGCTGCAGTTGCTAATCCTTGCCCGTACAAGAACCTTTGCTACGTGGTGTTTCCTAATTTCTATCTTGGGAATACACCGATGATGCCACAATTATCATTCGAAGTTTCTGAAGTAATTGCTAATGAAGATGCAGTTCCTTCTGTAGTTGATTCACTCGTTTACACTTCGGGAGAATTTATTTGTCAGCAATTATACGCTGAGGGATACTTATGGTTAATTATTTCTGATGCCTCGGCCAACCCAATCAGGATAGAAAAAGTAAATCCCGATACGATGTCCGTGGAGGATAGCGCCACCTTGAATCTCGGGACAGGTGAGACCATAGCTATTTCAGGAACTCCATTCGGTCTTAGCACGTACCTTTGTTATCAAGGTGGGTTTTTATATCTCCTCTCCCTGAATCGTTTATCAAAAATTTCGTGCGCGTCTTTGTCTATTCAAAGGCAGTGGTTTGTTGGCACTGTTACTATCGGTTATCCCGACGGTCCTGATCCGTGGTTTTACGGTGCTAAGAGTCCCTACGCTATGGAAAGTGATGATTACCGTCCTGAAACAGGTGCTAATTGGGAAAATTACTGGGTTAAATTAGGCCCTGTTTTTGATAGTGGTGAGTGGTCATGGGACAAGGTAGGCTGGTCCACGGGCACGAACATTCGTGGAACAGAAAGGTACCAAAACGGCATTTCTGCCGGACCGGGATCAGATTATGTAAGTTTTTGGGGTGAGGGACAATTAAATACTCCCGTGCCATGGTCCTATGGTTCATATAATGTTGTTCACTATCGTTTGCGGGATGGCTACGAGGAGCTTGTAACGGGCAATCCCCTATTGTCGATAGGGGAAGCCATTTGGACACAACCTATTTCTGCAGGATCGTATAGGGTTATTTTCAACAGAGACTGCATCTGTTTGTTGGATAGTAGTGACATTGTTGTTGCTTCCATCAGTCGCACTAGTTTTAGTGATGAGTATATTCGAAGTGTTGCATACCTTGCGTACAATGATACTCTTTACGTTTCTACAACTGGGGGCGTTCGTGGTCTTTCTATTCCAGAATTAACTGTAACATATGGACCGTATGTAGTTGCGTCTGGTATGCTGTGTGTGCAGACGGATAACTGGTCTGATCGAATCTTAGTTATGACAACGACGGGTTATTGTGTTGTTTTGGATACATCATTAAATTTGGTACGGTCTTGGTCGTTAGCGTCTTTAGGATTTACGGAACAAAATGGACTTTCTCACGAATACTACCTTCCATTGATTCCCGCTCCAAATAGTAATATACGTGGTCTTGGACATATGTTTTTCGTTGGGTACACATCTACAGGTGAGTATGCAGGATGCACATTGATAAAGATGGAATACCCACCAGATTTTTTGTACGTGGAAGACATTACGCCTCAGGATGTTTCCGAGGATGTTCTCACCAATCCATTTTATGGTAATGGGCTCAGTTCGGATATTATTGACACTGAGGGAAACTACGCGGGTAAGGCTTATGCACGGGACGCGGATTTATTGATCGCCCCGGCATTTGATAGGCAGCGGTCTATTCTCGATGCTTTACAATACATTCTTCAACATCATGATGGTTTTATTACTTACTATGATGGGAAGATAACACATAGACAGTTTGAAACGCGCAGTGCAGATATTGCGTTTGCACAGGATACAGATAAGAGCGACGCGTTTGCTGACGCTTCTGAATCTCCTAACTGGCGATCGGTGATAGAATGACTATCTCTGTAAACGAGGCAGGTGGGGCACTTCAACTTGCTATAAGTGATGAGACGTACCAACGCTCTTGTGGGTACGAATCCACGTATGATGTTTTAGGTGCCTTTGATGCATATGTCTCGTTTGCATCATTTTCATCCACGTTGGTATCAGGAGCTGTTCAAGCATATATTGAGTTTTTCGTCGATGCAAATAATTACGCTCGTATAGGTCGGTACAAAGATTCTACTGGTGAAGACAAATACTTAGTCACGATATACAATGATGGTGCAATTACCACTGGTGAGCTTGATTTTACTGCCGCTTCTGGTGTTTTACGAATAAAGCGTACGGGGATGACCATCCTTTGTTACGCAGGTGCACTCGTGGATGGGCAGTACGTTTGGGGTGAAATCACTTCTGTCGGAACGTTCAGTACATACCATGGGAAGATCAAACTCATGCTTTCTGTGGGTGCGGGCAATTCGGGGTCTGTGAGTTTTGACAACTACGTTTTTCAAGAATCCAGCAATTCTCTTTACGAAAGCCATTTCGTTTCCAAAGGTAAAAACTCAGATAAGTTGGTCGTAAACAAGGCCGGTGCCAAAGATTATAAAAACAAGGTTACGGTACAGTACACGAAGCGCGCAGCAGCGTATACTATCGGAACAGTTCCTGCCGATGACTTAGCTGATATTGATACATTCGGTCTGAAGGACGCAACCATATCTCTTGACTCACTTTGTTCATTGAATCGTGCGGACAAGATGGCTTGGTTGTTCCTCCGAAGATACTTGATGCAGCCGGAACAGTTTAAAGGCATTTTAGGTCCACGCAGCTTGGGCGTGAAACCCGGCGACATTCGGTATATTAGTGACAAGCGCTTAGAACTAAGCAATGCACCGGCCAGGGCGATTTCTGTTTCGGAGGGTGCTGATGGGCTTATCGATGTCGAGTTCTCCGAGGAGAAAGATCTGTATGAGATGGTCTACTTTGCGGAAGACACAACGGATCCCACAATACCTGGCAATTTGTCGGATCCGGCGCAGAGTGTTCAGCGTTTAACCGTGGTGGAACTCCCCTCTGTTTACGCTACTGGCAATCAGGTTGCAGTATGTTTTTCCAAGCCGGATGCGTATACCTCATGGGCAGGATGCATTCTTTATAAGGCGTATAACGTGGAGGGGGATTATACACGGCAGTCTACCTCTACGATGGCTTCGGGAACCGGCGTTGTTCTTAGTGTATCCATGGCTGGGGGTATTGCAACGATTCGTGTTCAGTTAGATTACGAAAACTACTCGTTAACTTCCGCAGTGAGTCAGGATGCACTCTTTCAGACGCCACATTTGAACGAGTTCATAGTGCTCACTGATGCAGGGGTCAAATTCATACGTTTTCAAACTGCAGAGCTCGTATCAGCAGGGATTTATGATTTATCGGGGTTATTATACGATGTTACGGACACCCCCTTGATGAATACGTACGGGGATGTTCGTGCTGGACATATACTTTCCGTGGGATACGCTTTCACTCTATCATTGTTATCTGCTGACACACGCAGAACACTGTATTTCAAAGCAGCTTCGTACAATTTCTCGTCGCAGTTGCAGGATTTGAGTTTACTTACCGCCGAGGACGTGTACATCGAGGATCTGTATAATAGGCCACTAACGCCGTGGGATGTGCAGATCAATAGTGTTGGTACGCAGGACAACAGCTACCTTTGCGTTCCTTCCTCTACGGACCTTGTTATTACTTGGAAAACACGAAATCGTTATGCCACTGGTATTTACAATTATGAACGCACAGATTCCGTTGTTGACGATTCAGACTTCAATCGTTATGTGATAGAAGTTTGCGAACAAGATGGAACGATTGTAAATACATATTCTGTTTCCACAGTTTCTTCTAAGACATATACTTATACAACAGCTCAACAGGTTACAGATGGTTTTTCCACGGGGAATTTCCTAATTCGTTTGTATCAAGAAGGACTGCATGGAATTAGTGATGCATATTCTGTGTATGCTCAGAGGACTATTCCTGAGGCGAGCCCAAGTGCAAGTCCGTCATTGTCACCCAGCGCCAGTTTGAGTCCATCACGTAGTCCCTCGGTGAGCCCGAGTCGTTCACCTTCACTTAGCCCTTCAGCTTCGGTAAGTCCGAGTCGTTCACCATCGGTGAGTCCAAGTGTTTCTCCAAGCAGTAGTCCATCTATTAGTCCAAGTCCGAGCCCAAGCCTGTCGCCATCGGCTTCTGCATCACCTAGTGTAAGTCCCAGTGCATCACCTTCAGTATCACCCAGTGCGTCCCCGAGCTTGTCTCCTAGTGCAAGTATGTCACCCAGTGGCTCACCAAGTGTAAGTCCTTCGGCTTCACCGAGTGTGAGTCCCAGTTTGAGTCCTAGTGCGTCTATGAGTCCATCAATCAGTCCAAGTGAAGCGGGATCTTCTTCTATGAGTCCCAGTCGAAGCCCGAGTGCTTCACCTAGTTTAAGCCCAAGTCCGAGCCCAACAGATTCATGGACGATTGCTGCAAATGGGGATGATGGTGTTATATGGTCTACGTATTTTTGGAATGATATGTCCGCCGATGGTGTGGGATCGTATTTTGGTGAGTATCGTACATTCCTGCGCTTTACCAATGTCGATATTGTTAAGGATACGCCTCTTACCTCTGCCACGTTGAAGATTTTTGTGGAGAATATTAATGGGGGTGCTTTTAATTTCCGAGCGTATGGAAACGATGTTGATAATGCAGCACAGCCAGCATCTTTTAATGATGTAAACAATGCTACTTTAACGTCGGATTACACCACCGTGGATTCTTCTACACTTGACGATTATGCATTTAATAGCATCGATGTAACAGATATTCTGCAACATTTAATAACACGTGCAGGATGGACCAGTGGAAATTCCGTGATGTTCATTTTGAAGCATGTTGATGCTGCTGACGGTGAGTTTTTTAATGTGCGTGATTACCAGTATGGTTATGCAAATTACTATGCCAGGTTGGAAGTTGTATACTAGTTTTATAAGAGGAGGGTACTCACATGGCTACGAAGCACAATAATTTTGCTATCCTGCCCACGGGACCAGTGGATTGGGTCGCCGCTTTGAACGATTTTATGAACAAGGTGGAGGCAGGTCCAACAGTAAAACTTGTGGCGGGTGAAAGCTTGACAGCAAGAAAGCCCATATTGATTCATTCGGATGGATTAGCATACATAGCAATATCGGGCGAGGCGGACGGTGTTTGGCAGTCGGCTTCTACAGCTCAATCTGTGGAAGGATACATGCAACGAGGCGGTGTTTTCACCTACGGAAGTTGGACGTGGACACCCGGTGGCAAAATCTATGTATCTGGTGGTGAACTCACGCAAACACCCGGAACCAATCCTTTGGGAAAAGCTATTTCGGCAACTGAGATAGTTATTTGTCCGTATATGCGTGAGTAACTTTTATAACAAGGGGTGCTAATATGATTACTAAAAAAGAGGATATCGAAGTCACTCGTGGTGACGATAAGCGCTGGTCCCTTCTCTTAACTCGGCGTGACAGCACCCCGCATAACATAACCGGGTGGACAGTGTTTTTTACGGTTAAATCAGCAGTTACTGATCCTGATGCAAGCGCGAAAATCGCTAAAAATATCACTTCCCATGCCTCCCCCTTGAATGGACTCACCTTGATTGACCTTTCCGCTTCCGACACGGCAAGCCTACCTGTGGGAACGTACTACTATGATATTCAAGTAAAAACGGACGCAGGTAAAATCTATACAGTGCAAAAGGGCAAGTTCGTAATTGACTACGACGTAACTATACGAACTTCTGTCTCATAAGGGTCGTATTAGTGTGGTACCTTCTCTCTGCCGCGGTCACGGTCATTCTGTTCATTTGGCTGATCGTGCTGTGGTGGAACTTTAGAATTCTTTGCGGTGGGTAGCGAAGCAGCGGGTGGGTATGCTGAGATGACAAAAGCAGAGTTGCTCGCTGAAATTCGCAACGGGTTGAGTGAGTAGGGACTATGGCAACTGAAGTCATTAGAGTAGTCGATCCCGACAGTGGTTCAGGGTATCACTACGATTCGCTTTCCGACTGGGAAGCTGATCTCGGGGATACCACCACCGGTGACTTGCCTACTGACGATATGATCGCCACCGCCAAGTGCCGCTGCACGGGAGGAACTGCAGACACGACTGCCGTCACGATTGACGGCTGGACCACAGATTCGACTCGCTACATAAAAGTCTGGACTGATCCCACAGAGTCGTATCGCCATGCCGGAACCTACCCGACAGGAAATAAATACAGGATCGAGGCAGCCGTTGGAAGCTGGGGCGCAGTTATCTCGTCAGAGGAATCCTATGTTCGGGTCATTGGGATCGCGGTGTACCTGCGTTATGCCGATGAAGGGCAGACGGCAGCAGTCAGTATTAACGCGTACAGCGGGGAGTCTTACATCTCCGCCAACATCTGCAAAATGGAAGATGGATATCAGTCGGGGATAGGCATTCGTACAGCCGGCGGCACCGCATATATTTATAATAATATCATTTATGGTTTTGACAACTTTGACTCAGGGAGCCTGAGTTCAGGCGGGATTGCTGGGACAAAATACTCTGACGGAACTGCATATGTATACAACAATACTCTAGTCGATTGCGATTCCGGGCTTATCAGTCAAGACGAAAATGGCGGGACCATATATGCCAAGAACAACCTCTGTTATTCTTGTGGCGTTCCCGCGGTCGGTGAGTTCGCGGCCGGAACGGACTATAACGCCACGGATGCCGCAGCCATGGGCTACACTGTGGTCGGAGGAGGCAATACCCACGACGAACTCTCGCAGACCCTCACCTTCGCGGGAACATCAGATTATCACCTTGCCGCAACCGACGCAGGAGCCAAAGGTTACGGTGTCAATCTCTACAACGATGCCAATCTTCCATTCCAAGACGATATTGATGGAGAGGATCGTGGTGGTTCAGGAGCAACGTGGGACATCGGGGCTGATGAATTAATACTAGTTATTACGCAGGAAGGATTCCGCTTCCGCAACGATGACGGGGACGAAGACGGGGCAACGTGGAAAGCAGCAGAGAACGTGGATATTTACGTGCAATAAGAAAAGGAGTAACACGGCAATGGCACAGATTCTGTTTCGGCTGAAAGACAACGTACACCCCGATCCTGACAAGGACCGCAGGGGAAGCTACAAGAAGGGCTACCCCGTGAGCATCAAGCCTGACGGGTGGTATGAGGGCAACCCAAACTGGGCGCAGTCTGCCTACGCCGACAAGACCAAGTGGTTTGTGGTTGAAGTGACGGATGCCACGGTGGAAGAGTTGCAGCACTACGCCGGTTCGTGGAAGGACAACTTCGACTACGAAATCGTTGAAGCACGTCCCGCGCAGGGGCAGTACGATGTGCGGGTCTTTGAGCAGAATGCCAGCGCTTCGGGAGCCAACGCAATCACGCAGGCCAAGGTGGAATCGTTCCTGACCAAGTGGGGCTGTACGGCAATCTCTGCTACCACAAACTCCGTTGCATTTACATTTTCATTGTGGAACGCGGTGCGCAGTGATGCCTTTTGGGAAATTCCCTCCGTGGTGCTGAAAGGATCGTTTGTGCTCAACGGGTACACTCCTGCAACGGGTGTGGGCAACGTCACCTTTACGGCGATCCCCGAAGCGTTTCCGAACATGGATCAGGCGAAGATCACCACCATGATTACGCGCAGGATTGAGGAGCGTGGTGGGACGATCATAGGCATCGACTATCCCGCTTTCACCTTTGAGATCGAACGCAGCGACATCCTGACCCGCTTCCGCGCCAATGTGAAGCGCAAGGGGGAAGGGATTTACCGGCGCAGACAGTTTGTGTTGCCTTCCGCTGTGGTGGATACGATTGTCGCTACCGGGGGATTCGCGCAGAGGACGAAAGCGGAGTTGCTTGCTGAAATTAGAAACGGGTTAAGTGAGTAGAGATTATGCTGACCAGCTACGTTACATCTGGCGAACAAACTTTCATGCAAGCCGATACGGGATTTGAAATTCCCGGATCGACGTTTTCTGGAATTCAGGCAAACGATATTATGCTGGTGTCGTTTGTGTTCTGGGGGTTGGACGAGATCACTTCTGTCCCTTCCGGGTGGGAACTTTACGCGCAAGCGACAAGTGAGCATACTCCTCCGATGGATCAGCGTGTTTATTGGAAACGCGCAACATCATCTTCGGAACCGGATGCTGAGTGGACTTGGACAAAAACGGGAGCCGCCTGTTGCATCGACGTAGTAGCATTGGTCTATCGCGGGGTTCATCGTAATGGAAGCCCGTTTGATTGTACCTACAGCAACGTCGATGCCTCTAGCGGAACATCGCTGGTTCTCCCGCAGATCACCACGACAACGGCAAAATGCAGGATTGTCGGAATTGTTCACCATAATACCAGCGGCTCTTCTTCCTGCGCCAATTTTGATAATGAGCGGATTGACAGTGGCAACGACAATGCCTGCTACGACGAAGAGCAGGCAAGTGCGGGAGCCACGGGCAGTTATACCGTAACCATTCCAGACGGCGGCGGCGTTGGAGTTCTGCTTGCCCTTCGTGCGTATACTGAAACCATCACCACCGTTGTCGATCCTGATTCTGGTTCCGGTTATGATTATGATTCGTTGAGTGATTGGGAATCTGATTTAGGAAATACCACTTCCGGTGATCTCCCTGCGTATAATGAAATCGCTGTTGCCAAATGCCGCTGTACGGGTGGGACGGCTGATGATGGCTCCTTAGTAACCATAGAGAGTTTCACTACTGATCCTTCCCATTATCTTAAAGTCTGGACCGATCCAGCAGAGGGCTATCGACATAACGGAACCTACCAGACAGGAAATAAATACAGGCTAGAAGCCACTACTATTGCCGATTGGCATTGGGGAGTTAGAGCAAGCGCACAAAATATAGTTTTTGATGGAATTCAATTAAAATACACCTACTCTCATACTCAAGTTTTGGCGTTGGGGCTTGGAAGCAGAGGATCAGTTCAAAACAGCATTGTTTGGGGAGTCTGTTCTACGGCTTCTTGCATATGCGACGGAATTTTGTTGGGCGATACATCACTAGGCTGCGGAGGATATGCAATAAATAATATTGTGTATGGATTTAAAGATTCAAACGATTCGCAGGGAGTTGGAATAAATAATGCGGTGACGTGGCTTTCAGAAAACACGTACATGCTTAACAACACTGTTGTAGGTTGTCACGTTGGAATTTCTGGAGCTGGATGTTTCGTATTTAATAATCTATGTAGTGGTTGTACCGACGGCTTTCTTGATTGCGAAGCAGACGATGCTCATTGCGATTATAATGCGTCAAGCGTTTCTGGTGATGCTCCCGGCACGCATTCTCGCAACAACCAGACTTTCACCTTCGCCGGGGCATCCGATTACCATCTAGCCGCAAGCGATGCTGGGGCTAAGGGATATGGTCTGAATCTATATAATCATTCCGTTTGGCCATTCCAGACCGACATCGACGGGCAGGACAGAGGGGCAAGCTGGGACATCGGGGCAGATGAGTATGTCCGAACTGTTCGTCTTCGGTTTCTTCTTGACGCTGCTGGGGACCCTGCCGCAGCACAGTTTCAGTTGGAATACCGATACAAGCCAAATGAGGGTAGTTGGGGAAATTGGGCGATCGTACCGGAATCAGAGCCGTAAAGGACGCGGCATTAATGAAAGAAATTATTATCACTGGAAGTAAGGGATGTATCGGAACCGCCGTGGGTAGAAGCCTGTCAATTCCGTACGACGAAGTGGATCTTTCTTTGGGATCTAACCACCAAGATATTCGGAATAGAAAGGGAGTATTGATCTTTCTCTCATCATGGTCAGATCAGAAAGAATCAAAAAGAAACCCGGTTAAATATATAGAAAACAACCTGTCCGGGTTTGCTTCTTTGTTAGTAAATAACCAGTTTGAGGAGGTAATTTTTCCATCTTCAAATGCAGTGTACACGTCGGATACCGTTTATGGGGTTACCAAACTTGCCGGAGAAAAACTGGCAAGCATTTACTGCCCGAGGTGTTGGGTGCTTCGTCTAGCCAACGTCTTCGGCAGGAACGATAGACGGTCTGTTTTTTACCATCTTGCACAGTGCAAGCGGACCAACTCTATATTTACCATCTACAACTCACCAGGTACGGTTAGGGATTACATTGGTGCAGATTTTGTTGCGTCAACGATCGTACAATGTGTCCAAGGGGCGATTGCTCCAGGAACATACAATTTAGGTACGGGCACGGCAGTAAACATTTCGGAGGTTCTTAGGACGATTTGTGAAAAACATGAAATTCCCCACCGATTTGAAGAGCTGCCCAGCGGTGTGACTGCGGGATACGTTCCCAAGGGTAATCTGATCGTGGACGAGGTGCGGGACCTTGTTCAAGAATGGGAACGTTTTTACTTGTTGCAATAAGGAAGGAGGGTGGCAGCGTGTGGCAAAAGCGGATTAAAAAAACAATTTTTACATTGGCAGTGAATGACTGGCAACCGAAAATTACGGAAATGACTTTCCCACTTATTCGTCGTTATGCGAAGAAGATTGGCGCGGACTTTTTCGTTATAAAAGATCGCAAATTTCCTGATTGGCCGATCACTTACGAGAAGTTCCAGGTCTACGACCTTGCTCAGGAAATGGAAAACGATTGGAACATTTATATTGATGCAGATGCTCTTGTCCATCCTGAAACGCCGGACTTTACATTGTACTTAAATAAAAACACGGTCGCTCATGTGGGAATGGACACAGCGCCGATACGTTGGACGTACGACAGATACTTTTTGCGTGACGGCAGAGACATCGGAAGTTGTAACTGGTTCACCATGGCTAGTGATTGGTGTGTTGATCTTTGGCACCCCACGGATGATTTGACACCGGAAGAAGTGATGGCGCGTTGTTTTCCCACTGTTCAGGAGGATTTGAGTGGTGTGATTGATTCATACCATTTGATTGATGATTTTTTAGTCGGTAGAAATATCGCTAAGTTTGGATTAAAGTTTAAAACGATAAACTCTATTTTGGAAGATAAGTATGCCAACTCTTGGTTTTTTTGGCATCAATATACCCTTACTCCAGAACAGAAAATCTTCGAGATGAAGAAGATTTTGCAACAGTGGGGGTTGGCATGAAAGCCATTTTGGATAACGACACGGTCCAAATTGAGGTAACTAATATATGCCCTAAGCAGTGTGCAAACTGCACGCGATTCGTGGGGTTGGTGGAACGTCCGTTTCTAATGACTTTTGATACATTCAAGACAGCGATTGATTCTATGGAAGGATTTCCAAAAATGGTCGGGATAACCGGTGGTGAACCACTACTCCATCCCGATTTCGAACGGTTTTGTGAATACGCGGCGAGTAAGTTCCCCAAAGCCCAGTTGGGACTTTGGACATGCCTTCCCGAAGGAAAGGAGAAATACAGGGAGGTTATTTGTAAAACATTCGGAAACATTTTCATAAATGACCATACGAGAGCGGATATTTTTCACCACCCGTTTTTGGTTGCCGCAAAAGATGTTATCCGTTCTTTTGACGAACTGTTTGTTGCTTCGGACAAGTGTCATTTTCAAATGGCATGGAGTCCGTCTATTAACCCTCGCGGGGCGTACTTTTGTGAAATGGCAGCTTCGTTTTCTATACTTTTTCCAGAAATGTCCGCTGGGTGGGATGTTTCTCCAGGTTGGTGGTGGAAAACGCCCAAGGATTACACATCTCAGATAGAGGAGTTTTGCCCATTTTGTGGTGGGTGTCTTTTCTTAAAGCGCCGATCTTCCATTGAGAGGGGGGTTTACGATGTTTCCCCCAGCAATCTTGATCGGTTAAAGAATCGGGCGCTTATTAGTAAATGCGTATTGTCGGATTTGCAACAAATTCCAGAGCAAGAGCAGGAGCCATTGGCAGCTTACAAGGATCAAGGCTACAGGGATTTCATTGCTCTGCGCTACGGCATTTACTTATCTACGAATAGCCTTTGTTTTAACGAGCCCCATTTAGTTAATGATTTTGGCTTTGAGAAGAGGGACAGTTTGTTAGAACGGTACAGGCAGAGGTACATTTAGTTGGGAAGCAATACCTACTCTACAACTGGTAACTACACGTGGACAGTTCCTGCCGGAGTTACTGTCGTAACTGTCCAGCTGTGGGGCGGCGGTGGTGGCGGAGGCGGCGGCAACGCCACGGTCGGGCAGGGTGGTGGCGGTGGCGGGGCCTTCGCGCAGTTAACGGATTATGTCGTTACTCCAGGAGCAAATCATAATATTACCGTTGGCAACGGTGGTGCAGGCGGCGGGGCAAACGCCAACGGCGCCAACGGCACGATCACGATCTTCCGTCACTCCAACAACGCCAACGCCGCATACGCCGCTCCCGGTGCCAGAGGAACAAGGGCCGGGGCCAGGGGCGCTGGCGGTGCTACGGCTAACTCGTCCGGCAACATCACAAAAGCCGGCGGGGCGGGCGCAAACCGCAACGGCACGAACACGCTGCAAGCCGGATCCGGCGGCGGCGCGGGCGGCAACAACGGAAACGGAGGGGCCGGGGCCAACACACTCAACGCGGCAGGCGGTGCAGGCGGCAACGCGGGCGGAGGCAACGGCGGCGCAGCAGCACTCAATGCCGTGGGCGGAAACGGCGTTCAGCCCGGCGGCGGAGGCGCGGGCGGAGGCGCGGGCAATCGTTCTGGCGGGCGCGGCGGCGTCGGCCAGATCATCATTTCGTGGGCGTTTTCAGCTTCCGCTTCACCTAGTGAATCTCCTAGTTTAAGTCCTAGTGCATCTGCATCTCCTAGTGA